AAGCAGTGCTTTGTGTTCCATAACTGGGTGATCACGGCCACGTATTTCCTGCCGCACAAGATCGGCAAGCCCGGCGCGACTATCATCCTGCCGGATGTCACGCACGACGAGGCGCTCTATCAGGGGAAGATCGGTCTGGTGATCGCCAAGGGACCGTTGGCGTTCAAGGACGACGAGCACGTCAAGTTCATGGGCCAGGACGTCGAGGTGGGGCAGTGGGTGCAGTACGACGTCATGGAGGGGCGACAGTTCACGGCAGATTGCATTCACTGCCGACGACTCAAAGACACTCAGATCGTGATGCGGGTGCCTGACCCGAGGCTGATCTATTAGATGTGCGGAGAGAGCCATGGCTAACCAGGATTTCAACCCCCCGGAGGAGGGGGACAGCGTAGTCATCGACCTCAACGAGCCGGATGAGGACCAGAAGACGACAGCGCCTCCAGCTGTCGCCAAGCCGCCGCCCGTTCCCGGGCCGTCTTCTTCGGCTCCTGCGCCTGCACCTGCACCGCAGGCTGGCCTGGAGGAGCTGCAGAAGCAGATCAACGCCGAGCGCGCCGAGCGTACGCGCGTCACCCAGGTGGCGCAGCAGATCGCACGCGAGCGCGATCAGGCGGTGGCGTTTGCCCAGGAGGCCGAGCGTAAGGGTGTCAGCACCTACGAGCTGTACAACGAGAACCAGATCAAGGCCACGCAGGACAAGATGGAGTCGCTAGCCGCGCAGGCCGAGCAGGCTATGACGGATGGCGACTTCAAGCGCGCCCAGACTTTCAATCTTCAGATCGGACGCCTGGGTGGTCAGCTTGCGGTATTGGAGCGCGATCAGGCCGTGCTGGCGCAGCAGCGCGAGCAGCAGGGGCAGCAACGACCGCAGCAACCGCAGCAACGACCGCAACAGCCAGCTGCTCCTGCAGCCCCCACCGATCCGTTCGAGCGCGCCTTGGTCGGCCGCAGCGAGCCCACGAAACAGTTTCTCCGCAAGCACCCGGAGCTGGTGCGCAGCGACGGCACCCTGAAACGAAGTGTTATTGATGCTCACGATCGGGCGCTGGACGAGGGCTACCAGATCGACACGCCCGGCTACTTCGAATATGTGGAGAAATCAATGATAGCGCAGACACCGAAGAGCGATGGTGGTGCTGCTCCTCCCGTGCGCCAGCAGCAGTACTCGGCGCCGGTTACGCGCAATGGCGGCCCTGGTAACTCTGGCGGTGGCGCAGGCAGCGGCAACTTCGTCATGACGCCGAAGATGAGGCGTTTGGCTGCTGAGCAGGGTGTCCCGGAGAAAGAATGGGCGCAGAACTATGTCAGACTGCTCGCAGAAGGACGGATCACCCCCATCAGCTGATTTGGAGACCCGGATCAGGCGCGCCATGGCCAGCTACAAGAGGGCTGGCCTGGAGTGCAAGAAGGAAGGCAAGACAGAGCAGTTCAAGGCCTACCGGAATTCCTGGTGCACGCTGGAGGCGCTGCTCCCGGTCGATCCGAGTGAGTACTGGTGATGGAGCTGATCTTCTTTCAGGCGCTGGCTAACAGGAACATCAACGGAAACGTCACATGGAAAATCTCTCACCCTGGCGCGAAAGCCCGCACGAAGACGTGCCTTTCGGTATTCCTGGCGCGTCTGCGGAGGCACTTAGGCCGCTGGTTCACGAGGAGCTGAGGCTCGATCTCACCCGCGTAAGACTTCACTCTGGCAACCAGAACATCGATCCGTACGACATTGGTGACATCTACGCGAGGTATGCCCCGACCCGGGGTGACCCGCGCAGGGGCAATGTCCAGAACGAGATCGACTTCAACTGGAAGCGTTACGAGACCTACGGCAAGCCGGATTATTCCGAGCAGCGCGCCTACCACGCCCAGGGCTGGCGGCCGGTGATGCACCATCATTTCCCCGGAAGATTCGCGCCCGAGGGCACCCAGGGGCCGGTCATCGTCAAGGACATGATCCTGATGGAAAGACCGATGACCTTGACTCTGAAGGCCCGAAATGAGGAAATAGCTCAAGCGACTCAGGCTATGCGGGTCAATCGGGAGAAGGTTAGGGACACGCCCGACGGAAGCATGCCGCGAGTCGTTTACGCGGATCGCACCTCGCGCGAAGCTATCGAAATCCCCGACTAAGTCGGGGTCGCGTTCACTGCCTGGACGCGCAACACAGATCACCGCTCGGACGGAGGCGCTGCTCGCCAAGGCCCGGCAACCCTGCAGAGGGAGGCCAGCCTCATGGCAAACACGAATGCGCCCTTCGGCTTCAAGGCCTGCCGCCGTCTCGACGGTGCGGCTTGGTCAGCTAGTCACACCACCAAGAGAATGCAGATCACCGCAGGCGCCTGCAATCGCGGCGACGTGGTGAAGCAGATGTCCGACGGCACGGTCGCGGTCAGTGCCGCAGGTGCTGGTCCCGCCAACGTCGGTATTTTCGTCGGCTGCCACTATCTGCTGTCGTCGCTCGGCTATCCGATCTGGTCGAACTACTGGCCGGGAGCTGGCGCCACCGCTGGCACCCTGGTCGACGCCTTCGTCATCGATGACCCGCTGGTGGTGTTCGAGGTCATGGCTGCGACCGGGCCGATCACCCAGGCCAATGTCGGTGATAACGCGGACGTCGTGGTCACCGCCTCCACCACCGGCTTCTCCAAGTGGGCGCTGGCTACACCTGCCGTTGCCGCAGGCAGCGACGTGCTGCCGTTCAAGGTCGTCGCCCTCGGCAACAACGGCGTCTTCATTCAGGACGGTCTCGACGCAACTTCCGCGAATAACGTCGTGGAGGTTGCCTGGAACGTCCAGAACTACAAGACCATCTCGCTCAACGCCTAAGGGGCATTGGGAAAGGGCTAAGTCATGGCTATTGATCTTGCATCGATCAAGAACGAGCTTTTCCCCGGCCTCGCCGCTGTGGAGGGTCGCTACAAGAAGATCGAGACCAAGTGGTCGAGACTCTTCGAGAAGCGCACATCCAAGATGGCACTGGAGAGGCGTACGCAGATGGCGTACCTGCCGCTCGCCAGAGAGAAGGGTGAAGGCGCCTCCACCTACTTTGACGACAGGGCTGGTGAGCGCTGGCTCTACAGTGCCGAGATGAAGGAGCTGAGTCTCGGCTACACGATCACCAGGAAGGCCGTTGAAGACAATCAGTACCGTGCAGAGTTCAATCCCTCAAATCTGGGGCTGCAGGACGTCTTCGCGACCACGAAGGAAATCTACGCCGCCAATATCTTTAATATGGGCACGGTGCTCGATCCCACTATTGGTGGTGACGGTAAGGCGCTGTTTGATGTGGGGCATCCGCTCGACACCGGAACCGTTGCCAACAAACCGGCAGTGGACATCGATCTCAACGAGAGCACGCTGCTCACGTCGATGACCACCGTCAGGAACAACTGGGTCGATGAGCGGAACATCAAGATTTCCGCTCGTGCCGAGCTGGTGGTCGTTCCCACCGCGCTTGAGCCAGTGATCGTCAGGCTGCTTCGTACGACTCTTCGTCCTGGCACCAACGACAACGACGTGAACGCCATCCAGCATGTCGGTGGTGGGCTGCGCGACTACGTGGTCAACGAGTTCCTGACGTCGAACTTTGCGTGGTTCGTGAAGACCGACAAAAGAGGCCTCATCTACTACGATCGCGTGCCCTTCGAGATGGACATGTACGTGGACTTCGACACCGATAATTTGAAAGTTAAGGGCCGTGAGCGTTATGCGTTCTCGTACTTTGACTGGCGCTCGGTGTACGGGAGTTTCCCGACGAGCTGAAGGCCATGCAGAGAGGAGAAACTAATGGCGCGTCCTCCTGCTGGCCCCATAGGCAACAGCCCTCGCGACGTGCGTGATGATGCCGTCGGCGTTCCCGCCGATCCCATCAATGCGCCCGAGCCGATGCGCTGGCCGCCCAAGCTGAAGAAGATCACCAAGAACGACTTCCATGCCAAGGTGAGCGGTGGCAAGGCGCCCAAGCGCGCCGATCGTGCTCCGCACTTCCGCAAGGGCGGCTGGGTCTCGGGCTACGCTGCAGGCGGTAACGTCCAGAAGAAGCGCGAGGAGCTGCCGAGCGAGAACAAGAACGATCCCTTCGCCAAGCAAAACCTCAAAGGGGGTGGCGGCGTAAAAAAAAAGTTAGCTGATGGCGGCGGTCTTCGCTCGGAGATGACGGGAGCCGAGAAGGCACGGCGCACGCTGCAGCGCACACCCCCGGTCAGCGTCATGGAAGATGTCATCGGGCGCCTCGATGCGGGCAAGGGGCAGAGCAATGCCGTGCGCGACGCTGTTCGGGGCGGCGCCGCCGACACGATCAAGGGTTCTGGCTACGAGCTGGAGAACAAAGGGTACAAGGGCTACGACTTCAAGAAGCGCGGCGGCGGCGTAAAGAAGCGCGCTGACGGCGGTGAGATTGAGACCCCGAATAAGCCTCCGGTGATGCCGGATAAGCCGTTCGAGCACACCGGTAGCGATGAGGGTGGCCCTGGTCTCGCGGAAGAGAACACAGCGCAGAAGCTCGCTCGGGGCTGGAACACGGTTAACCGCTCGCTCGGGCGCCCGCTCCAGACGGGTGCTGCCAGCGTGCAGAAGTATTCCGACATGAGCCGTGCGCAGAAGGTATCTGATGAGGTGCCTCGGCGCGGGCTCGCCGGTCCTGGTTACAAGGACGGCGGCAAGCTCTCAGCTGCTCAGCGCCAGTCGCTCCCGAAGTCTGACTTTGCGCTTCCCGGCGCGGGCAAAGGACCGAAGGGCGCTGGCTCTGGGTCCTATCCCATCAACAATCCGAGCCACGCCAAGAATGCGCTCGCACGCTCGTCTGGGAAGCCAGAAGCGGCAGAGGTGCGGGCGAAAGTGAAAGCCAAATACCCGGGAATCGGGCAGAACTGATACCTGCGTGCTGACCCGCACAGACGTACGCAGGTTAGGAGAGGCTGGGCCAAGGCAGACATAGCCCTCCCCCTGGGCGTAACGGCGAGGTCCAGCCTCTCCGCATATGAAGGGTGGTTATGGCAGCGAGCTTTGCCCAAGTCAGCGCAATGCCTGTCGTTGTCGGCAGCGGGAAGCTCGCGCCGGTATCGGCGATTCCTGTCGTCGTTGTCAATGACGGTTCGGTTCCGGTCTCTCCTGAGATGGCGCAGCCGGTGCTAGACGTCACTGCCACCGGCACGTTTCCGCGCGCTCAAGTGGCTCCTATTCCTATCGTCTATGTGACTGGTACGCCGCCTGTGGCCCAGGTTGATCTAATTCCGATCTATGTCGTCGGGGCGGTGCCATGACGGCTGGGCAGAACAGCAGCCAGACTTATGATTTCGCGCCGTCGCTGGCGGACGTCTTCATTGCGGCCTATGGGCGCAACCAGATACGGCGCACTGAGCTGGCGCCTGATCACCTGCACGACGCGGCGATGGCTGCGAATCTTCTTCAAGTCGAGTGGGCAAATGATCAAGTGAACCTCTGGACGGTGGAGCTGGCGAGCACGCCCCTGACGCCCGGGCGAGCTGAGTACGACGTCGATCCGACCACGGTGATGATCCTGGCGGCCTGGATATCGACCGGCAATACACCGGAGAAAGACCGGATTATCACCTCGCTCGACCGCGACACCTATGCGGCTTTTCCTGACAAGGACACGCCGGGCTCGCCATCGCAGTACTGGTTCAACCAGCGAATTCTGCCCGTGATTACCCTTTGGCAGCCGCCCGATGACAACGGCCCCTATACGTTGCGCTACTATCGCGCGCGGCAGATGCAGGATGCAGCGATGCCTGACGGCATCGAGCCTGAGGTGCCCTATCGGTTCCTGGAGGCCTACGTCGCGGGGCTAGCGCACAAGCTCTCGCTGACTTGGAACCCGGGGCGCACGGCAGCGCTCAAGCCTGAGGCAATGGCGACGTTCGAGGCCGCCAAGAAGCGGGACGTGGAGAAGACGTCCCTGAGGATCGTGCCTGCGATGAGCATCTACACCAATAGTGTTTACTGATGGGCAGCTTCGCACCCAAAGGCCACGCCAAGCTCGATCCGCAGCATCCTGCGGCGTTCGCCATCTGTGAGATGTGCGGCTTCCAGTACAAT